ACGAGGGGTAGAGAACTGAGGTCTAGTTGATTGAGAAGGTACGACTTCCCTCTCCTGCCGATCCAGCCATTATCACGACTTTGGGGCGACCATTGGCTTCTAGTATTATTTCTGATAATTTTAACATCGTTTTTTAATCTTGGTGGTTTAGGTGGAACATATATTCCATCATTCTCCGTTGGTATATCTGTTACCTTTTCTCCTCTTCTCCCATTATTTTTAGGTAGACTTGTAACACTAGGCTCACTATTATTATTATAGTAATAATAACCCCTGTCATAAAAATAAGGGCTATTATTGTACCAGTAATTCCATCTCCAGTTGTAGTCGTATCTCCAATTGTTCCAATACCAGTTATTATTCCAATAAAATCTAGTATAGCTATCATACCTGTTATTTAAAAACTGTCTGTACGGTACAGATATCGTATCACCTGCTTCTGTTACAGCAAGTATACTTTCTACTCTGTTTCCGTTACTGTAATTATATACGTCACAGCTATATAAAGATAAGAAAAAAACACTTAAGATCCAAATTTTTTTCATAGTTTTAGAGTTGTTGGGTAACTATTATAAATAGGTTCAGTTACAGGGTTCTCTAATTTATACAACTCATAAATCATTTTAAACAGTTCAAAGTTCTTATCTATATCATCTACAATTCTTACCTGCCAACCTTTACCTTGATATACACCTTTCTTTTTAGAGGCTGATCTTGTATGTGCTTTCAACCAGATAATTCCAGTTCTATCAATCTTAATACCTTTTGATTCTTCTAATGCCTTAGCGTAAGAGGCTAACTGTAAGTCATATGATTTATGTATACTGTTAGATGTTTTTAAATCAAGTAGCCAAGTTTCTTTATCCATTTTTACAACTAAATCTGCTGTACCTGCGTATTTGTGTTTATCCGACCATACAAAATCCTCAGTAGATATAAGTTCGGGTTTAGCTGTCTGCCAAAACTCTACAAATTTAAGAATCATTTCCCATACTATTTGAGAATATTTTGCATTACCGTAATCATCCATCCAAGAAACTTCTTCACCTAATACTAATGCTTCTGCAGCTTCAACTTGTGTTCCTTCTTTACCGGCCTTTCTCATTATATAGTCGGCGTTATGCCCAACGTCTTTGAGCCAAGACTCGAAAAACTTATTTTTGGGCATATACTGGAGTATAGTTGTTACGGACGGGTAGTATACTCCTTCCGACCTTTTATAAACTCTCCTATCTAGAAAGTTAATTTGTTGTAAATCTGGGTTAAATTCTAAATTCTTTTTTTCATTCTGCTTAAGAATGTTCATTCCTTGTTTTATCATAATTCAAGTTTATGGAGCATTAGATTAGATAAATCTAGCTCTTCAGCTTGCTGTACAAGCTCGGTAAAAGGTCTGAAGCCCATCTCAGAAGGGTCTTTATCGGGTAGGTTAATTAGATAAACTCTCTTACCTTGATTAAGTAACTGTTGTGACATTTCAAGCGCTCTATCTCTTGCATCTTGATCGAGTGCTATATAAACATCTGTTAAAGGGCTGGTAATAATTTTTTTATAGAGTGAGTTGGATATACTTTTACCTAAGATTGGAATAGCATTTCTTCTTATGGCCATAGCATCAAATACTCCTTCACATAAAATGATAGGTGTATTCCAATTAATTAAGTTTTCGAAAAATATTATATCTTTGGATACCTCTGGATTCTTGTACTTAAAGTAGTTGCCATCATAACTTCTCCCAATAAAATAGTTGAGTTGATTGGATCCATTATAACTTGGTATAATGACTCGTCCTCCATATTCTCCAGAAGTGGCGTACCCAATGCCATATTTAATAAAATCATTGTCGTTAAGTCCTCTCTCATATAGATATTTTTTGACTAGGTTTGCAACTATTGATGTACTCGATGCGGAATATAAAGGTTGATACTCCTTCGGTAGCTCTATTATAGATAGTTGTTTAAATTCTATTTCAGTACCTTTCGGTAGGTACTTAAGTATCTCTCTTTGTGTCTCTCTTGGTGTTTTTAACTGTCTTAATAAAGATCTTATAGATCTACCTCTTGTTTGACATACCCAACATTCCCAAGGATTTTGTCCTTTTTCGTTTGTATGGAAGTTTATTTCAAGTTTAGGTTTACGATGATTGCAAAAAGGACAGTGGAAAGCATAGTTATCTCTAGCTCTCTTATAACTTTTACCCAATATATTTTCAATTGATCCTAAAAGGAAAGTATAGTCCATAAACCAGTCCGTATCTTAATATATAAGATAAGAACACTTTTTCAATTAAACAACTATTTTTTTTCTAAAAGTTCGTTAATTGCTGCAGATACTGTTTTTTTAAGTATCTCCTTGTTCTCTATATCTAGATAGTCTTCTAATTTAGTAGTAATTGTTTCTGTAAGTCTATCGATATCTTTGTCAGATAAATCTAATTGCTTTCTAACTACTACTTTTTTATTTTCTAATATGACTTTTGATAACTTCATTATATGTCAAATTCAAATTTTAGTGAAGGATAGTACCTTCTATCATTATCCTGGTCATAGTAATTACTATCTGATTCAATTTCAAATCCTTTTGCTCTTAAGATATTTTTTAAATTTTTCCATTCTGCTGGATCAACTGTCTCTCTTTGAACAAAAGTAACCTTACCGTACCCTTTAGAGGCCTTAGGTCCATCTTCAGCATAATATCCCATTGACACTCTTATGTTTGGATTTTTATGAGAGGCCTGTAATTCACCTTCAAGTTTTTTAGCTTGTTGGTCAAATCTATTTTCAAATATTATACTACTCAGTTTCATTACTAATTTTAAATATTTTGAGGGTCAAATCACCTGTTCCTTTTATTAAACGGTGATATGTCTCTTTAGGTATAAATAGTTTGTTTTTATCTAATGTACGTGGAATATCATTATCTAATTGAAATTGCCAATCTGTATCGTGTATAGGTTCAATGTACCTATCTTCTTTATCTCTATGCCATACGAATTCGAATGAGGGAGTATCTTTAGAGAACTCTCTTAATATATAACCGTCTTTTTTTTCCTCAATGTAAGGTCTCATTAACCTGCTTTAGTTTGTATTCTATACCATTCAGTACCATCAGACCAAACCATTATACCTTCATATGCTTTATTAATAGTATATGAACCTGCTCCTCCGTCTACCGTTTGACCGCTTCCAGATAAAGGTAGTAGTTCGGCTCTAGTTGAAGTAGAAAATGTATTATCGGTAATAAACCTTATAGACCTATGGGTGTTTGTAGTGGTAGTAGCATCCGGTAAATAAAGATTCATAGTACCGGTAGAGCCACTCCAGTCTAAATGTATCATTGATGTGTTTTCATATAGTGACCCGGTCAAGTAAAATTCTTGGTCTTCAGCTACAGTAATATTAACCGGTATTAGGTAGCTATTCGATGCTGAACTATTGTATGTTGCCCCTGGTATAGATGATGTAACATACGTTGTGATTTGCTGTAATGTAGTATACTTAGTTACGCCACCTTGAACGTCTACAAAGAGTTCATCTCCTTGAAGAGCGGTAGACTGTGATAGCTGCGATATCGGTAAATTAGGCATACTCTGTAATATAAATTCCTGAACCGTTTTCCTGTTGTATTAAAAATAAATCTTCCTGTAATAGAAATCCTGTTATTTGTAATCTTAATTGTCTTTGTACCGGTCCTTTATTTTGTCTATAGTTTTGTTCAGCTAGAGCTTCAAGATAAAATCTATATTGACGCATTTGCTCATTTTCTGTTAAAATACGAATATGTCTTTGACCTCTAAACTGTAGCCACGATAATTCCATCCTACCAGTAACCTGAGAAGTTTGATACGCCACCTAGTGATTTCCAATATCGGCCTATATTACAAGACCAATAACCTGCTTTTGTTTTATCTTTCTTTTGAGCACATTTATGTCTTGCAGCAAAAGATTCTCTTGCACCTCTTTGTTTTAATTTAACTGAAAGACCTGTATCACCAAAAGATACTTTTTTAACATTACCTGTTTTTGGGTTCTTAACATAAACGTAGAATTTTTTAGAACCACCTCTTTTAGGTTTATTAAGTTGAACTTTTTTACCTCTATATTCTGCTTCTGGGATATAATCAACTGATGCTTTTAACATTTCAAATCCGTTGTAATCA